AACTCAAGTTGCATAGGCATTCTATTTTTGTCAAGTACAGAATAAGCATCTGGTGTTCTAATCTTTTGGAATGAAGGTGATGCTACAGATTTCGCGAGGTAATATCCAGGTGATTGTCCTTGATATCCCGCTTGAATGTAATAGATTTTACCATCAGCAGAGTTTGTTAATGGTTCATCAGGATTAGCAGAAGTTTCAAGGCCATATAATGCGACAAGCATGTCTTGAGCATTATTATTACCATCAGTAACATCAACCTGCAGCGGTGGAATCCTAAGATCATTAAATGTTGGTAGAGACTGTCCAAGACTTCGTTCTGTTGAGTCTGGATATTGCCAGTTTTGAACTGGAATACGCTTAGGCGTACGATCAGTATCAAGCGCCGGCGGTATAGCAGTACCGCCACCACCAGTAAACGTTGCGGCGATTGCGGTATCCCACTCTGGATTATCAGTTGCAATAACTGTCCAATTTGTATTATCAGATACTTCCTGATCTGGCTCAAGTGTTTGTTTTGCCTTCAGTAAGTAGTAATACTGAATAGGACCACTATAATGTGGTGACGTATTGTTACCGTTTGCAGCCCAGTTTTCAGCGGCATGGATACCATTATCGTGCCCAGTTCCACCGGCCTGATCATGAATCTCAGTAGATCCAGGAACTACAAGTACTTGTGTGCCAATAATATATGGCGAATAACTATCCCAAAATACAGCTAATCCAGCTGGATCAACCTTGAGCGCTGTAAGATATTCTTCTTCACCGCCTTTAATATCCTCGATATAGTTAAGAGAGGGCGCTGTTCCTGTGGTTTTAAAATCACCATCTAAATCTAAGGTAAGCCAAATAACCTGACCGTCCTCAAAAATAGGATTGCCACCTCCATCTACAGCATCAATTAAAACACCATCAATACTGATTTCCCCAGCATCGATTAATGCTTGAGTAATCGTAAACGGTTTACTTGTATAACCAGCATAGACATCAGGATTAAGCCAAATTAGATTTTGGCCGCGTGTAACAATGCGTAGAGGTGATGTTCCGTACGTCAGGTAGGCTCGCACTTCATCAGGAATATCAGCTGGTGAATCTTGATCTGCTGGAGTAATATCAAGAAATTCATCGGCGGCTTGGTCAAAATACCATATGTAGAATAGTGTATCTGTACTCTGTGTAGCACTTCGATCAATAGCAATTAAGTATCGTAGTTGATCAGATAGTGCATGCCAAAAGAATTCTAGATTTTCAGTTGAATCGACATTTAACTTATCGCCGGTATAGATCGCATCGGATCTCTTAATTGGCATCAGATCAGTTCCAGGTCGTTTTTCAATCGAGCGTTCAGTTGAGCAAAGAGCATTAATTAGTTCTTGTGCTTCACTCGGTAGACGCTTTGAAGGAGCTTGGCGACCAACGCCGCCTGAAAGAGTATTAATTGGAATTCTTGTTGGTTGAGTTGTTCGGCGACGCGAGTTTGGTACCATTAGCTACTCCTTCCCCGCCAGAGTCTAAAGTTTGGGGTATTACCATCGGGACGGTAAACCGCTCGAGTCTTCTGGGAATCTCCAGCGTTCCAAATAGTACGACTCTTTGATTCAATATCTCGAGCCTTACCCTTAAAGTTGTACATTGCTTCATCTTGCTGAAGATACATATCCATTTCGCCGTCACCTTGGGTCAACATTTGATATCGACGTGCAGCAGATGCCACAATAGCGCGCTGTCCAGGAGTATCAATATCTTCCCAATCAAGCTCAACAATAAACTTAGCCTTAAGTTCTTGTGTACTTCCATGGGTCGACCAATCAGAGGTTTGTTCAGTTACATTCCAGAGGATGAAGCTTGAACCTTCCTTCTTGATTGAGACTCGTACTACGGCACCATCAGCGTCGTATAAAAGAGTCATAAAATCGAGAGAAATAATAGTGTTCGGTAAGTAGATCTTGTTGGTAGTAGCATCAACATGGAGAGTTTGTACATATTCGTTGTTTGCCAGACCTCGCAGCTGGAAGTCACGGGTGTATTGATCAAGTAGATATTCAGCCACTGAGGTGTCGACACCTGATTGGCTTTCGAGATCGGATACGATTGCTTCGCCCGCAGCGAGGAGGCATGAGTTGACTCCATCGAGTCTAGTCATTTGTCCCATGTTAGTTCCTCCTAATAGGGGTAATAAAAAAAAGACCCCCGACGCTCGTTAGAGCGCCGAGGGCCGAAGTGTTGAATCTTAAGGCGATTCTTACCAGATACAGATCATCATGTCCGGATCACCGCCCTTCTGATTGTTCTCACAAAATGTGCCGCATTATGCGGAAACTAGAACATAGACAGAAGGGGAGTTATCAAATGTTAGCGTATCCGAAGTTGCCACCAGCAAGCTTTGTGGCAATTTCTGTTCGAGTTGGTTCGCCAACGGTAGCGAACGCAATATCAACATCGGTAGCAGCCTTCTTGTTGACAACGATCTTAGCGAGCTCAGGCTTAAGAATGCCAGTACCGCTCATCATTGAAGCAACAGTGAAGGTGGTGTTACGACGGATGTCATCAACAGTATCAACTACTAGTCCAGTCTTGCGAAGTGAAGCAACGCATTCTGGCATCCAAATAAGAGCACGGATACCCGCACCGACGGTTGCAGCGGTAGTATTAGCTGCAGCCTGGCCCTGAACGTTGTAGCGAGATTCACCAATTGCTGCTCCAGAAGCAGTGTAGTCCTGGTTAGGTAGGTGGTTACTCTTAACAATAGTAACACCCATGTAGCGAAGTGAATCGCTAAGGGAGTTCATGCCCTGAGTAAACGGAGCGCCGAGACCACCGGCAGCAGCAACGCCACCGAACATAGGCTGCATGTTAAGAGCTTCGCCAGTTGCATCAGCAACACCGAGACGACGGATTTGCTGGAAGAGACGGGGGCTAACAGCGCAGTAAACAGAACCAACTGGAACGCTGTTCTCCTGACAGTCAACAATGAAGTCCTCAATATTAGAGAGAATTTCAAGAGCTGCTGTTTCATCATCTAAAAGCCCTGTGATTACACCGGGAGCTGGAAGAACAAGACCTGTGCGTGGATCAGCAGCAGTCTTCGCAACAACACCAGCACCGGCGATGAAAGCACCAATCTGCTTATCACGGGCGTTGGCAAGAGTTTGACCAGCCTGACGTGCGAGTTCCTGACGGTACTCCCACTGGGTGATCATAAGGTCAACGTTATCGAGCTCAAAGTGAGCAGCCATTGGGCGCGCATCAAGCTCGACGGCGAAGTTACCAGCGGTTGCATCTTCACCACCGTAGAGTTCCTTACCAGCTGCCCAAGCAGCCTCTAGGCTAACGGTGCCGGTGATTGGGAATTCCATTGAACGGCCAGAAGCGATAGTCTTTGAAGAGACCATTGGCTCAAAGCTCTTGTACTCATCATAGGCGTGGAGAACTTCACCACTCCAGATAGGAAGCCAGAGCTTTGCATCAGCACCAGCGGTGCTGTCAGTTGCTCCTAGAAGAGTATTACGATAGGCGAGATCGCCAATAGCGAGATCAGGATAAGCCATAATTAGGCTCCTTTACATAAAAGTTAAAAATATTTAAACAAGAAAACAATAGCACACCTTAGGTTTTGCCTTATGCTACATGATTGCCCTTAGCTTACAAGGATCGTTCACATAAGTTAAGTGAGATATGGAGAGCGCTAGCTCTTACGAGGAGATCATCCAATCACTTAATGCTACGCCAATCAGTACGTGCGGCTCGCATCTCAACGGCGCGACGAAACTTGTCGTCCCGCTTAAAGCGAGGGTTGGACATGTCCATGCTGTATTCGGCCATAGACTTATATCCGGGTAGTTGCTGCGATGCCTGTGCGGTACTCGCAGAAACAGGAGTTTTACCGGTGCCACTTGGTTCCACCGTTGGATTAGCAGCACGGTAAGCATCCGCAAGACCTCGAAGAGTAAGCTCTGAGTTTTGACTAGCGAGTCCTGCCTGCAAGCCTTGTAGCTGCTCGCCGACAAAATTGTTCGCTGCCCAACGCAGGATCTTCGAGAGCATCTCTCCACCGCCAACAATCTCGGCAGCATTGGCAAATGCCTGACGCCGCTTTGCTTGCTGGGCAGAGAGATAATCATCAACCATAGCTGGAGTGAATCCAGTCTTAGACATAATTTCCTTACGAGTCTCATCAGTAAGAGAACCAGTCATAGCTACTTCAGACTGCCACTTACTATAATCCGCATCCGTTACCCGAGCGGTGGGAGTTACCTCTTCAACGGATAGCTCGTCCTTGACCTCGGGTTCGGGAATACGTAACTCAGTAAGCATAGCCTCAGTGCTGGCGGGAGCTTCATCAGTAGTTGCTTCCGGTGCAACGGGCTTCTCAACAAAATCAGGATTATTTGTATTGCCAGACATCTCATATTGCCGCTTGAGATCAGCAATCTCTTGTTGCGACTGAGTAAACTTTGCCTGCGCATTCTTAAGACTATCGAACCAGTCACCAGCACTCTTGAAGTTTTCAGGGATCTTCTGTCCCTGATCTTGAACATAGCGCTCGAACATAGCACGCTCATGCGCGATTTGTCTAGTAGCTTCGTCGGCTAGTGGATCAGCCTTGACTTCTTCAAGACCGGCCATAGCTTCAGTAGTCATTGGCGCATCGTGTCCAGGAGTCTCCGACGTTTCGGTGACTTCGTCTCGATAATTTTCATCCATAGTGTTCTCCTTTTAAAAGTTCAAAAGAACCAGCGGACGCCGCGGATACAAGCCTCAAGGGCTGCAACAATAGCGTTCTGAATCTTAGTTAGTACGTTCTTTAGCATTACATGCCTCCTTGTTGCATCATCTGCATAGCTGCTTGAGTAATTCCGGTCTGGGCAACATTACCCATAGCTTGACCGGCACCTGCAGCTGCACCTTGTGCCATTGTGGCTTGGGCTTGCATCTGCATGGCTTGCATTTGCTGGGCTTGCATACGTTCGTCTGTTTCATCTTCGGAACGGATCCAGTTACGAGGATCAAAGCCTAGTGATGAGATAAGAGCGATACCGTACTGATCCCAGCGGAAATGCTGGACTGCTTGCTGAGGAAGATTCCTGACCATTTCGCCAAGCTGCATAAGTCGCGTAAGATCAGCATCACGACTAAGTGCTTGAAGTCCAGTTACGATATTAATAGAGAGTCGACCATCGGTCGTAAACTCTTGAGCTAAACGCTCGTCCATTTCACCATTCTTCATCATAAGAACGATGGTGCGACGTACAATAGGCTCTAGTAACTGTCGGGCGATTGATGAAAAGGCTCCACCAAGTACGTTCTCGATTTCCATTCCAAGCATTCGTACCTCAGTCGCAGTAACGCGTTCTGCCTGACGGACACCAACCGATCCAAGAAGGAACGCGGCACCGACTTCGCGACGCATCTGTTCGACAGCGGTCTGACACGCAGAAAGCTGAGGAGAGATAGTCTGTGCAGGAGAGATAGTGAATACGTCACTTTGCCGTGCTCCGATGAATGAACCAGTAGGAGAGTAAGCAACGTCATCGATATCAGTGATACCTGCAGGATCAACGGCCATCCAGAATGTACTAGCAGCAGTTATACCATCAATCATGGCCTTAGTGTAAGCTTCTAGTGTTTCAATGTCACCAAGAATCTCTTCAACGTGAGAGCGTCCATAGTCTTCACCAGTGACGCCAATCCATCGTAAGGCCATGTAAGGCAAATCGATGTATGATCCAGCATCAACTTCGTTACCTTCACTATCTTGTGCACAATAATCCCAACGATTTTCGTCCTTATTCCAAACGATTCTATGGAAGTGAGCTTGGTAATCAGGTAATGCACTCATAGCATTCCATGATGCAGGGAAAAAGTTGTTATCATAAGCTTCGTATAGTGAGTTGTTTGGGTCCTTTGGAACCCACTCGAGATAGATCAGTTCAACCAGTGAACCATCAATGTCTCGACGTGTTACATACTGATCAAGACGGTATGTCCTGAACGTATAATCATCCTCCATAGACATCAGTACATCGCCAGTTACAATAAGATTTTGTAACGCGATAAATAATGATTCTCGGAGATTTTGCGTAGATAGTTTTGTATAAATTTGATTAGATAACGCTTCCATATAGGAAAACGTCTCAGGCTCTGCTGATTCGCCGGATGACAACTCAAACTTAAAGAACGGCATGTCGTTCAACGGAAGAAGAGCTGCAAGCATACGACTCGCCATGTTGGTAACACCACGAGCAGCCACGGAACTATAAGGTCGTGGTAACTCGCCGTTATTGGTGATTCCTTCATTGGGCAGCAGAGACGGCAGTGTTAATGACGCCATATATCGTCCGCGCGTTAGCTTGCTCTGGCGAACAGAGTCAAGTGATTCAAAGCGCATAGCGATTGTGGTATCATTTTGGTCACTGGTAGGTCTTGCCAGATTTGCCATAGATCACCTTTCAAACAGGGCGGATAGAATTATCTGTAGAACCAAGTCCCTTTGTAAGGGCAGCTTCTAAAGCGCTGTAATCGACAGCAAGGTCTGATTCCTTGCTATCCTCGCTAAGTGCAGCCAATTCCACACCCAGCTTCTTTTGGGCTTGTGCAAGGTTAATTTCACGTTCTCGAGCTTGCTGTTCGACTAGAGCTTGCATCTCTTGGTCTTGCCTCGCAATTTGTTGCTCGAGTTCGGCGGTTTGTCGAGCCGCTTCTGCCAGCATTCGATCATTTTCAAGTGCTTGGCGTTCGAGTTGGGCAGTCATTTCCACATCGGTCATGTTACCCATAATAATTGGTGCGCCACTTCCCATGACATACCTCCTTAAACAGGTCGAATTTCCTTAAATGTAACACCGCTTCCATCCGACGTCTCAACAGCACCAACGCTTGCAAGGGTTGAAGCGTATTCTTGCTGCTGCTGATTAAGAAGCTGCTCATATTGAATCTTTTGCTGCTCGATATCTTGAGCTCGAGCGGCATTAAGTTCGTTACGACGGACGGCATCGGCTGCCATTGACGCAGCGGTTTGCTTACGACGCTGAAATTCTTGTTCAAGAGTTGTTCGTTCATTCAAGGCGGCAGTATCAAATCGGGTTGCAGTATCACTAATAAGTTGATTTAAGATTTCATCTCGATCGGCTTCCATATATAGTTGGCTACCGGTTAAGAATACATTTGCGTATCCACGTCCTTCGATGCGCTGACTGGTATAACCCTCGGTTACATCCGTAAGCTCAGCAAGGGCTCTAGACTCAGCAAAACGATAAACGTTGTCATATATTGGACTCTGATTCTTAAGTCTTTGTAGGGTCTCAAATGTAAAACCAGAATCGCCAAGCTGAGCATATTTATTAACGCCGTCTGAATACCGCAACTGCTCTAATGGCGTTAAGCTATCATAAAACGAAGTAGCAGTTTCAAGCTTGGCTTGGAACTCTGGATTATACCACTCGTCATAGCTTCTACCATAGTTGGTTTTTAATGCATCATCAATACGTGCAAGATTTGCTCTAGTCTTTGTTTGATAATCAGATCGAAGCATATCAGCGACATGAGTCTTCGCGTCGTAAGCATCCATAACAAATTCAAAATCTTGGCCAACACGTTCACCGGTTAATGGGTTAATAAATGTGGTATCGATATCAGCTTGTTCTGGCGCTTTGGTACCACTTAGCATGGCAAGCATACGCTGTGTTTCTTGCATTTGTCGCTTTGCCGCTACAGAATATGCTCCGACAGAACTAGTTGTAGCATTGCTGATAGCACTGGCTTTAGTAGCATCTAGTGTTGCTTGCATTTCTTGGAATTGACGGTTTTCAAGTGAGGTCGCTTGCATTAGTTGGTCTACTTCAAATTTAAATTGATTTGATTGTTCAACCATCTTGTCGTAGAGCTCGGAAGACTGTTGACGTCGTCTGACATCGTACATCTTAGCAGCATTTAGATTTGCTGCGGAACGCAATCCAGGTGCCGC